TTCCTAGAACCACCTTTTAAGTCAACAACATACCGCGTCATCCCTGCGCTCACACGTCCCATGATGCGAAAAGTTAGCAATCCATGACAATCGTTAAAAAAGGATGACTGTCCCGAATCTGTCCCACCTGCTCCCCCCCCCACAAAATGGACTTCAGCCGCTCCCCGGTGAAACCTATCCTCCCCTTATAACTCAGAACAACTAAAAGTTACAGAACAGACGCAATAGAGATGCAGATGGCGCATGTAAGCGGAGGGACACGATTTGTGTACAACACGCAGTGTATCCTGATACACGCAGGAAGATGATGCAGTGGTGGGCTGACTGGTTAGATGATAAGGTGACGTAATGCCACCAAAGCAAATTATGAAGCAGGAAAATTTCTGTACAGAATCGACTGCGCCATACCAGATTTTCAGCACATTTTTACCATTTGTCTGTCGAGAAAAAAAATAAAAAATGCTAATATTTACCGCAAACACTATTAACACACCAACATTGTGCAATCTGCGAGCAAAACATGCTTACACTACAAAAAACAAAGGAACTTAAAGGGATTTCTATTGTTCTCGTTATGTTATTTCACCTTGTAACCATTCACAAAACAACTCTGCCTTATGAGCTTAGATGGGTGGCATCATTTGGTGTGTCTGTTTTTCTTCTTGTGTCAGGATATGGACTATTTCTTTCTGAAAAAAGAAATGGCTTGAAAGATTTTTTTAAAAAAAGATTTTCATCTGTATACATACCATTTGTTGTTGCTACATTTTTAATAGGGGTGCTAAATGATGTATCATACAAATCATTTACTGATGTACTTAAAACAGTATTATTTATAATACCCAACACTCCCCGTTGATGGTACAATGTGGTTTATCTATTTTATTTGTTTTTGGTATCTTGCATTTTACATTATATTTAAAACATTAAAAAACGATGCTTTAAGGATTTCTATTCTTTTCTTTATAAGTGTATTTATTTCAAAGACTGGAACCGTAGAAGGAGTGGAGAATCTTACATATCAATCAAGCTTGCATGCCTTTAGCTTCCCGGCAGGGGTTCTACTAGGATATGTAAAACCAAATAGATTATTTTCATTAATTTTAGGGGTTATATCTCTTGTAATATTTACATATTTCTTTTATCACTTATTAATAGCTCCTGAAACTTACATGTTTGTTATTTCATGTTTTTCTTTCGGCTTGTGTATTATCCTTCTACATTCAATACACAATATCAATTTCTATGTTATATCACTTATAGGAATGTACTCATATGAAATATATCTTCTAGAAGGTGCCTTTTTAAGATTTAACTATTCCGAAAACCTAATATCAAATGCAATTGCCTTTATTTTAATCACAATATCATGCGCGATTGCTATGCAGTCACTAAATAAAAAGATAGTCAATAAGGTTATGCCATAGATAATTTTATTATAACTATGACGGCACCGCACAAATCGGTGCCTTATTTTATACAGTATACGCAACAGAACCATCAGCTTTATAGTAGTTGCCATCTCCTCCCCACCACACCGGAATTTTAAATACTGTATCATACGAGCAAAGACCAATCATTGCTCTGTCGTGTCGTGATTTAATATCTTCGGTTTTACCGGAAGAAAATTCAACTACCTGATGCACAATATAATTACTATTGCCAGTCCACTGAATAACATGATGCTCCCTAGTCCCTCCGCTAACATAAATGTCGCTATGCCAATCTGCGATAATGGAATTTATAACACCATTGTAATACGTTGCATTTATTTTAAAGAACCCATTATCCTGACCAATTGCACTGAGCCACGGATTGAATAATTGTTTGATATCAGGTGTGGAGTTAACAAGTTGTATCCTGAATTCAAAATCATTACGCACATTGTTCTCATTGCACCATGCTTTAATGGCGTTGCATGCTTCAATTACAGACATTGACGGAGTTACAGTTGATAAATATAAATATTTTGCAAGTTCAGAATCTGAGCTAAATAGAACATCTGAGGCCTGAATCTTACTTGTATAGTTAACTATCGGAAATAAACTTCCATCAACAATGTTAAGAGCGCGAGTTAGTGGATAAGATTTTGTCTCAACTGAATTAGAATAGATATTGCTTATTGATGCATCAATAACCCCCTCTCTGAAATCAAATACATTTGCATCCCATATGGTAAGATGAAATCTACAGTGATTCATCACTCCTGGAGCGTGTTCCATGTGAACAATTTTACTCATTTGAGGATGAGGCTGCGATTTTAATCTTATTAGAATATCTCCAATTCCCGATGATACATTACCTGAAGAGGTTGGTAAACTTGTATCGCGGAAGTGATAGGTTGAGAACCATGAAGATAAATTTAAATCTAGTGAAGATATAAAGTTTAACTCATTTGTACCAACACCAATGGAGTGAGCAACAGTAAAACCTGTTGAAGATACATCTATTTCATTAAAAATCAAAACCTCTTCATCAGTTGAATTGCAATCTATAGAAAAACCATATCCTTCATCCATAACAGGAGATGTAGCAACTTCTTGTTTTACCGCTCCTTGGCGGTTAAAAACATAGAATGGTCCAAATTTTGTCTTTTGAGTTAACCTGCCAAGATTTGCCGGTGCGGTATAGTATTTTGTACCTCTAAGTGTTAATGCGATACGTGTGTATCCACCACCTGGAATATCGACAGTTATCCTCATTCCGTTTCCGATGACATCAGTAAGAACGTTTTTAAATATCAACCCATCTATGTTGCTGCGGATAATGAACTCTACATCAGGGCCAATGTGTAACCGTTCCAGCAGTGAGACATCTATATTATGTGGTCTAGTAATTAAATACTTCCCTGAATTCACTACAAAAGAGCCGTCTTTAAGCATGTCATCAAGATAATCACTACACGATAGATTACCAGTATTATCAGCCCCGTAAGATTTTAGATCCCCCCCAATGTATTGATAACCGTATGGAGAAGAAAGCCGTTCCTTTAATTGATCTGGATCGTACTTCAATACGTTAGCAATATAGTCGACCTGAGAACCATAGGCATCATAGATAGCCATGCTATGACCCTTAACGGTGACAACTTTCACCAGTTGGCCGTTGTATACGATTTTACCGGCTGCGTTGATAATTAGCGGCTGAGTAATCTGGACGTGAGAGCCATCCTCATTTTCAATGTATACGGGTATCTGATTGGCAGGATTAACCGGATCTGTATCAATCTGACCAATGTAAATTTTCCCATTCGCAACAGCTTTAAACGAACGGGATTCAGTGAAGATGGGACGAGGGTTAGAAACAACTACGTTTGCAGTGATATATGTCATTTAATGTGCTCCAGATGCAAGGAATCGCCGCAGCGTGGCTACGGCAATGCGTCATTAAGACCACAGTGGTCTTATTGTGGATATAACCAGTAGATCATATGATGCCGATCCACTTACAAAAGTGAGGCATCAGAAATGGGAAGAGATGACCCGCAATTTAATCTGCGGCTACCTTACGAATTAAAGGAAAAGCTGAAACAGCGAGCTAAATCGAATGGCCGCTCACTGAATGCTGAATTAGTTCAGATAGTTACCGAAGCTATATCTAAGCCATCTCCAGTATCAGGCTATCGTGATGAAGAGGAGCGATTAGCCTACTTAATTTCAGAGCAGGTAAAAGAAATAGCGGTTGATATTCTGAGGAAAGAAAAAACCCGCAGTTAAGCGGGTTGGCAAGGATGGCTCAGATTTGAGCCATCACGATTTCAGTGATATTTGACTTACGCCACTTCAACACCATGAATCAGGTGGCGAAGAGCTTCAATGCCATTGGCGTTATAGCGGAAGGCTTCAACCTGTTTACTGGAGTGAGCTGACTTATCCAAAAAGAATTTGCCGTACTGCTCAGTTTTGAGATTGTTCGCGTTAGCTATGCGTCCGATTTTATTGGCGCTGACGCCGATTTTCTCACCCACTTCCGCTGCGGTGTAGTAATGCTCTTCAATCACCGGCAAGGGGATCGCGTCATAACCGATAATCGGATTAATCAGCGAAGCCGCCAGCGTCTGGTGGGACATAGGGTCAAGACGGGGCAGCATCACCATCAGCTCACGAGCGGATGCGATATTTTTCTCCAGCGCCAGTGCTTTCAACTGTTCGGCCTTTGCAAGACGATATTCAGGAAGACCGGAATTACTTTTGGTTGGAACCTGAATTGACTGCATGTCTTCCAACTTATCAACCAAAGAGCGGCGAACCGCTTTAGACTCGCGTGCTGCAACGCGGAGCGCTTGCTTGATGGACATATCAATGATGACCATCGAAGTTTTGTTCGCTTTTTGCACTACACTTTTTGTGTAGTGCTCGCCATCCAGCTCATCTTCAACTTTCTCAATGAATTTGTTATTGCGAACTTCCGGCTCACCGCACTGTTTACGTGCTTCATTGACCATCGCCAGCAGAGACTGGCTATCAATAGTTTTATCCGTGACAACAGATCCGATGTTTGCTACATTCTTAGAAGTCATTCGACATTCCTTATTTAAGTTAGGGTTTGTGACATAGCCGCCAGCAGCCACTGGCGGTTTTTCTTTGGTTAATCAGTACCTCCTGGCAATTAACTCGTTAAGGTTATATTCCTCAAACTGGCTCAGCATCAACACGCCTTCCTGCTCTTGTGCCTTTAACTCAAGCAATGCGCGATCCATTTCTGCAATAAGCTGCTCAAAATCACCGCGGCGTCGGACGACGCGGCGAATAACGTCTTTCTCGAACGCATATACAGCGCTATTAAATGCCGATGTGATTTTCATGATGCGGCGGCACTCCTCACCCAAAACAGGTAAATCGTCCACAGTAAATGGCTGCGGAGATGGTCTGCCGGTAGCTGCGCGTAATGCATACCAGACACCATTGCTCCATGACTGCTTTAATCTCATGCTGTCTGTCATCAGCCAAATAAGACGTTTGAGATTGTTCATATCATTAGGTGTCAACGGATCTGCCGCTGGCTGACGCTCATAACGCCCGGATTTGCGGATCGTAGGAAGAACGTCATTGAATACCCAATCCTGAAATTGTTTGGCTTCCTGTTTGTTACTGCGGAAAATGATGCGGTAGAGATTTGGTTCGTTGACGTAAACTAACTGCTGTTTGCCGCCATCTGTAAGGGTGTAGATTTTATCTACCCCCTCTTTATCGAGCTGCTTCGCCATCAAATCGCGAGGGTTAGCAATGCACAGCACACCGCAAACATCTTTCAGGCAGAACCACGGTTCACCGTCGATTACCTGAATTCGTACATCATGAGTTTCATGGAAATTAAATGTTACTGCCGCAACAACAGTATTTTCGTTCTTCGATAATTTTGATATACTTTTCATGTCGATATTTCCTAGTCGGTTATTTTCGATAGAGACCCGGTTAGTGTTCGCGCACAGCCGGGTTTCGTTATTTTTAGAGAGCATTCTGCATTTTCTCCCGGAACTTCAACCACCAAGCTAGTCCCTGAACCAACACTGAGTTTTCTGACATCCCCTCTTCCTCAGCGATGCGTTTCACCTCTTCCTTAAAGCGGTGCGGATACCGAAGAGTCGTCTTCACTTCATTCTTTTCCATGCTGTCTCCTTATCTCACAAATGAAGGCAAATTGCCTTTAGAGTCAATTTACCATGATTGCGCATGAAGTCAAGTTGCCTCTACAATGTTTTTTATTTGAGGTGTGCCATGTCGGAAAAATTCCCAAGCCAGATGCAAGACAAGTTCACCGTAAGGTTTCCGGACGGGCTGCGAGACGCAGTAGCTGAGCGAGCCAAACGTAACGGACGCTCAATGAACTCTGAGATCATTCAAATAATTGAGGATGCCATCAGCACAGAATTGGTTTCTTGGGATGAATCACTAGCCCCTAAAAGAACCGGTGAGAATGTGACCATGTCAATGGAGCAACTAAACAAAATAATTTCGATTACCGCTGAAGAGGCGGTTTCAGCAGTAACAAAGAAATTGACTGAAGAATACACAATGCAGCCTAAAAAATAGCTTTGCTCCCCCTTGCGCTTACCTCATGGTATCCTGCACAAAACTAAGGAGAGTTAATCATATGAAAAAATCACTGTTAATTATCCCGCTTCTGCTGGCTGGGTGCGCAAAAGTAAGTGACTATCAGACAAGTTGTGAGCAGCGTTATGCAAGGCTAAGCGATATGGCAAACTGCCTTGATGCAAGCGTTAAAAATGATTCACGTATGGCATCAGCACCTACGCCAAAACTATATGTTCTTGCTGCTAAGATGCTTGGGCAAGGGGTAGACGAAGGAAAGATAAGTGATGCACAGGCAAGGCTTGAACTTCAGAACCTTTATGTGAGGCTGCAAAGCCAGGAACAAGCGCAACAGATAGCGCAAAGCCAGGCATTCCAGCAGGCCCTTCTCAATTACCAGACTATCAATACCATGCAGGCGATCGAGCAAAAAGCGCGTCAGCCTGTAATTACTCAGCCATATCCTACGCACGTAGACACTTACACAAACTGCAACTCAGGTTTCGGGAATACCGTAACATGCAACAGTAGTAGTAATATTAGATAGAATTCCGGGTAAGGAAGGCTTCGGAGGTTGGCATGAAAGGTCAAGCGGTAATCATAATATTATTAGGTCTTATCGTCCTTAAGTTATACCCATCAACCTTAGCCGCAACCGGCCCCATCTCATGGGTGATTTTAGTTATAGTGGTTTTGGCCTTCCTCATTGTTTCTTTCATGTGGCTTATTGTCCTTATTGGTGACTGGATTGACAACAAAGAGAAAAGAAAAAAAGAAAAATCGGAATTAAGAGAAATTACCAAGACCCTTAAGCAAATCGACAATATCAACAAAAGGGTAAAGTAGCCTTCCGTGGCGTTCATTTCTACTGTTGGGTAGCTTCGTTAGCTAAAAGAGGGCGCACTGCAGTAGCGGCCTGATTCAGCGCACGCTCATATGCAGGCGTGCCAGGCTTGGTGTTAGCCAGCCTGAGTAGCATATTTCTTACTGGCTTGCTCTCATACACCCTCATTGCCAAGCCATAGCCTGCCTCTGCTGCGAGTGACTTACCTAAAGTAGGAATTGCAGCGCCCAGCCTTACCGGATTTGCCAGCGCCTGTCCTGTCTGTGTGACAACATTTGCCGAATCAGACCTGGCTGTTTGTCTCAGCACATCATGAAGCGCATCAAGTTCCTTCATGTGTCGTCCGCTGAAAATGGTGTTGTAAATCTCACCTCCGGATTGCGCTTTTAATTTGTTTACTTCGGTTATGAACTTAGCTGGAGAATCACCAGTTTTTTCAGCAATCTTGCTGATGTATGCAGCTCGCATTGCGTCCTTTCCTTTGTTATCCAGGGCGCTCCATATGCGCTTCACGTCTGAAGGTTTCCTACTGTATACGACGCTATTAATTAACTCAGGAGTGGCTTCATTGCTGGCCTTGTTGAGCTTGTTTGCGATGTTCTTGTTCAGAACCTTGTTATAGACATTTGCATAATCTGAATTGGCTTTCAGATATGCTGCTGCGTCCGACGCGCCAAGGCTTTTCCCAACGGCGTTCCGCAAATCACGACTCATTACGTTCTCCACCATATTAGTGGCGGCTTTGGCCTGATTAGGGAATACCATCGAGTCCCCCTGAACGTTAGAGCGAAACGCCGTTCTGTGCTGCTGCAGAAGGTCAAATGTCATATCCAGATCGGTTGCCGGATTAATGATTTCATCACGAAGGCTGCGCAGAGAAGACAGGAGGTTCTTATTCGCTGAAGAACCAAGCCTTTCTTGTCTTGCAATTGCTGTATTCAGTGCATTCATCGTGTTAGAGGTATCAATCGCTGCGTTTCCCATCTTGTTTGTAACGTCGTTGATAACCGCCCCGGCTGCCTCCTTTCTTCCTTTCAGCGTTCTGGTTAGGGACTGCACAATATCATCAGGATTGTATTCTCCAAAACGATCCAGATAATTACTTACCAGTTTGCTGCGGGTAGCGTATTGCTCTGCTCTCTTGCTACCAGTGCCAAGAATTGCCCCTTCCCCTCCCTGAATTAGTCCCTTACCAAGGGCGCCCATTTCGTTAACCGGACGTGCAATATCTGAAGTCATTGGGGTTATACCCATGCTTTCTGCAGTATTGATTAATTGCTTTGCTTCTGGCGCGATAGTTCCTTTTACCGCAGTTATGCCCCGCCCAATCCCTTTTGCTACAGCCGATAAGCCCCCCTGAGCGCCAAGGTTGATGGCGGCGTTCTTTGCAACATTACTAGCAAAATCACCCTGCTGATTTGCAGCCTCAGCAACTGAGCCGATCGCCATATTGCCAGCGACTCCAGCGCCTGGAATGAGATACCCACCGATAGCCTCGCCAGCCTGCGCATATGGGTCAGTTGGGCGATCTACCGGGCGATACACGTCATCAAGCACTTTCGGTCCGCCTAACCCCTGACTAATTGCGTTAATGAGACTCGCCCCACCCTGCAATACATCAAACGGGATATTTACGAGCCCACGCCCAGCCTGCTCTGCAATCTGTCCTGCTGACTGGCCGCCAGTGAGGAAATCACCAGCACGCTGCATCAGGGATTGTTCAGGCTGCTGTGGTTCTTCCTGCTGTGATGATTGTTGCTGAGTTGTCGGCACCGGATAAGCAGCATAGAAATCCTGTTTAGCCTTCTCTGCATCGTTTCCGGCTTGCGGGGCCACGACTTCATTGAAGTATTGCTCCTGAGCCTGCGCTTTTTGTTCTGGTGCTAACGCCTGATACTGTGGAGAGGCGATAACATCTTTCCATGCTTTAGCCATTAATCACCCCATAGTGAAGAAAAGTTGCTGTTGGATGCAGGTTGGGATTGCTGATACTGCGATTTACCAACATTAACGTTGTACTGCTTGTTATAATTGTTGGTGTATTCCTGAATCTCACGAATAGACTGCTGCATATCCTCCGGGCTTGAGTAGTCAACCTGCGGCATCCCCTGAAAATACATCTTCGCTTCTGCAATGGTGTTGATACCGCTAGCGCCCATATCTCTTGCTGCTGCCACGCCCTGATTCTGCATTCTTCCCTGAATACGTTGTGCGGAGTTATATAACTGGCGTTGTTCTTTGCCTGTGAGTCGGCTGCGAACATCTGCACCAATTGCCGTATTTCCTGCTCCGCCAGTCATGCCAGTCATGAAATCGAGAGCAGAAGCATCTGCATTTGCGATTGCGTCAATGTCTTTCTTCATCGCGTAGTTCTGTGCGCTTGCTGCAGACGTTGGAGGAGCTGCAATAGCACTTGCCGGGACACGAACCATATTGCCGTTATCGTCAATACCTTCGTAAAATGCATTAGCCCCTGCGCCGTGAAGTTTTCCGTCAATGTTGACTGTTCTACCATCTGCAAGCTGAACGACCCGATTCCCGTCGACTCCTGATATCGTTTTGGCGTTTGCCCTTTGCATTGCCAAATCCTGACCGCGGCGGGCTGTAGAGGCTGACATGTCTTGTCCGCGCATAGTAATATTTTGCCCGCGAGCCTGAAGTCCTTCCCCTGCTTTATTGCTGCGGATTGTTTCAGCAAGTCGACCTCGGTCAATCTCGCGACCTGTCAACTTGTCCTGAATATCAAAATACTTTTCTGGTCCTACCGCGTGCATCCCAATAAGGTCTGTTAACTGCGTGAAGCCTTCAGGGCTTTGTTGATATGTCTGCCACGCCTGTTCAGGAGATACGCCAATTTGCTGCAGTGTATTCTGGTGAGTGGCAAGCTCTCGCATCACCGCTTCAGGCCCCTGAACGGCGGCAATATTCAATCGTGCTGACATATCGCCCATCGCCTGATTTCTGTCAGCATCAACAAACCCCATTCCTTGACGAATTGTTTCAATCTGGTCTGGGTTCGTGGCCGCGAGTTGACGCAAGGCGTCGCGATCACCTGCCGCATAAGCCTGACCGAAAGCTTTTTGAAAGTCAGAAAGCTTCTGAGCAGCCTCATTCTGCTGTATTTCCTGACCAACTGCACCAAGACCCTGAGCAAGTTGAACTCCAACGTTTGGGCGCTGGCTAAAGTCGTAGTTTGATAGTGATGGCTGCCCGGGCGCGTTTTGGTTTGCCACCTGCATTGATGGCAGTCCGGCGAGTTGAAATGTAGCCACGATAACTCCTTAGAAGAGTGAGCCAAGCAATCCGATACCAGCACCGATACCAGCGCCCCATGGCGTGGAAGTACCTAACAGGCTTGCAATACCAGCACCTGCAAGCGCACCACTCGTACCGCCGCTAATGGCACTTCCAAGCGTGGATTGACCAGAACCCTGAGAGCGGATAGCCGCCATCTGTTGCGCAAGATTACCTGCGTTATTTGCATAGTTCTGTCCTGCCGATGCCTGGCCTGCTGCCGCAGACTGACCAACGTTTAACAGGTTGCCATAGTTTTGCATCTGCCCTGACAACCAGTTCTGCCCGAGCGTTGGTGCAATGGATGCAATTTGGTTTGATGTTGCTGTAGAGCCAAGACCTCCGGTGGCTTCCGCTGCATTCAGGCTTTGATAGCGAGCCTGATCAGCCAATTGTTTATACTGGTCTGAGTTGTAATACTGATTGAGAGCACTGTTCTGACCTTCCAGTGTTGATAGCTGCTGAATCTGCTGGAGAGCCGGCAAACCTGCGGCGGCGTAAGGTGCCAACTGCTCCATCACACGATTGAATTGTTGGTTTTGCAGGTCTGCGGCGTACTGTGTTGCTCTTGCGGCCTCTTTTGCTCCGCTGCTTGATGAGCCACCTTTTCCGCCTTTTTCAGCGCAATAAGGCTCCTCGCCGCGCAGTTTTCTGCCCAGCTTAAATGCATATAACATGTTTATCTCCCGTGATTCAGGAAGTCTATTAGTTCTTCGCGTGTGGCGCTGTAAAACGTCACGTCATCCACGCCTTTGAAGTATTTCTTGATGGTTCCTACACGCTTAAGGCCAATCATTGCGCAGTACATCTGACCGTGGCGAAATTTGCGTGCAGCAAATGATGTAACGCACTGAACGGTGGTATTGGTGAGAATGTATCGCCAGAACGTCAGCCCGATTTCCTTACTGAATCCGCGAATCTCAGGCAGGTACATGGCGTGGCAGTCAAAGGTCAGCGGCTGAATCTCGTTGTAATACACGATGCCACCGAACTGACCATGTACGTTCACTTCGAAATAGCGGCACTCAGGCTTGTAGTCGTATCCGTCACCGTTGTTACTCCCGGCTATGATGTCGGGATGGTTGCCGACCGTTTCTATCAGGTCGATGTTTCGGGTGGGAGTGAATGTAATCATCAGTTGATCAATCCATGAGTTCGTATTGCATCTTCGAGAGCTTTGATACGCTGCCGCGCCTGCTGCAATCCGGTAGCCATAGCTGATACCTCAGACTGCGTATATGTGGCACTGACCGTGTATGCCTGGTTAGCGTTGAATGCACCGAGAAGCGCAGCACCTGTTGCTGCTGTCCATCCTGTCTGTCGCGCACCGATAACTTTAGTGCCGCCAACTGAATAGGACGTTGTCACGTTGAGAGGTGACGCCAGCGATTGAGAAGCAGTTGCTGACTTCGATACGTAATCAGCCTGCAATGAAGAAATAGTGCTTTCAGCAGCCGTAACCCTACCATCAAGAGCACTGACATCAGCCTGCAAGGTGACTATTTTGCCTTCAGCCGTGGTTAGTCTGACATCTAGTACCGCAATTGCATTGGCATTTGCAGTAATACGTATTTCATGGTCGTCTACGTCGATGCGTAACTGTTGAATTCTCTCTTCGTGGTCTGCAAGCTCAACATCCTGCTCATCGTTCTTTACCTGCGCGTCATAGGCGCCTTGCCCTGCTTCGTTTGCCTTTCCCGCAATAGCGCCAACGTCAGTCCCCTGCGCGATTACGTAGAGCAGATAGGACCGGCTGAAGACGTTGCGTGGGAGGATTGAGGCATCAAGACGAGTAGCCTGAATGATGACGGGATTATTAAGTGACGGGTCTGCCATATTTTACTCCAGACGAATTTGACACCCGGATAGTGTTACTGGTGATTTGGTGATTACCCGCAGTTTGAATCCGATTAATCGACGAATGCGCCCAACACGTTTCCAGATAACACGCTTGTCGTACACAAACGGCTCATTTTGTTCAATCATCTGTTCGCGACCGTAATTGATTCCGTCTGTGGTTGCAGACAGGAACAGGCGATCAGCGTATTGAGCAACACCAGTGGATGATTCAACTTCGAGGTCGAAGCATCTGGCGTTATCTGCCTTGAAGAGGGGCGTAAACAACAGGTGTTCTTGCTGCTTGTCGTACTGACTACTAATGTCAAATTGCAACTGCCCTGTCACTGCTTCTGATTTATCGCCGCACGTTATCTGGTTGCCTTCGTACATGAAGTCGATGGCGCGATAAACATCGTCGTATAAACCTGTTTTCAGTACGCACCATTGCGGCCCGTTCTGGCTTGATGAGGCATCGTAAACCAGCACATGACGCGGGAGATGAATAATCAGAAGCTCATGAGAATCGAAGCGCAAAGTTTCCATTATACCCGTCGCCAGTTCTTCAGCTGTGTATGAGCGGATAATCTTCTCAATACTGGCGGTCGCAATTGGTGAAGCCTGGCCTGACCCGATGATGTAGACGGAAGGTGCGCCAGTAGCCGGATGACTGATAAAGGCGTATGAATCAGCGAACGGCGTTTTGCAGTATGTTCCGGCAATACCCTTCTGCACCATTAGAGATGGCTGAGCAACGTAAAGCGCTGCGCCTGCTGTGGTTGTTCCGGTAAGCGAGAAATACTCTATCGTCGACAAGCCAAAGCAGACGATGAAATCTCGCCATGAACCTATGCCAATTATCCCGTCAGGTTGCGATTCTGCGCGATATTCTGCACTGTAGCGGTCAGGATGCGATTCATCTTCGAGGTCAGTGATAAACCATGAATCAGTGCCGTCTTTTGACCACGCATAACGCCCATGTAAGCGCGTAATGTCACGGACTGAACCTAACTCATACTGCGTGAATCCGCTGTCTGCAGGCCAGTTTGCCATCGTCTTAACGGCGCCATCGTATCGGTACTCGATGAGCTGACCGTTCACACCTACCGCCTGAGAAGTACGACCGTGAGCAAGAGATACGCGGCCTGCCCCGGCAACGTCTCCGACTACTGTTTCGCCTTTGTAGAGCTTCCCACCACAGACGCGATATACGGCGTTCTGAGCGGTATTGTATTCAACACCACGCGATACACCATTTACATCGTTGCGCTTCGCTATGCCTGGGAATGAGCGTAAATAACCCGATGAGTTGAGGACTTCTTTCGGTGTGGCCAACATATTGATTGGTAGGTAATCAATGTAGTCGGCATTCTTGAAGTCTTTACCCATTCCCTTCATCATGGGGAGTTGTTGAATCGGCATTCTGCTCTCCGGGGAAATAATGCCATTCGTTCAGATTGGCGAAACTGTTTCCACTGCCAGTTGGCATACGTGACGGGTAAGGAGCTCTTTTTGCTCTGGCGATGGCGGTCTGCTTATAGAGAAGCTCCTTCCCATATTTAGCGGTTGCGATAATTTTGGCGGTAGCCTCAAGCGCATAATCCGGCGCAATTCTGCAGGCCAGATTGTGGAATACTGCGCTGACTGCACTGGAGCGAAGGCCGTGGTCGTCACCTTCAGCGGGAGGATTATCATCACCTGAGAATGCATAGCCGGTGATGATGCCCTTTCCGTCCTGATACCATTCGGCCATCATCGCTTCGAGGTCATCTACGGCATCCTGCATAGACTGTGGCTCAACATCAGTGAGAGTTGCATCTGATGCTACACCAAGCTTACGCAGCGCCGCCCTGACCAGATCGCCTTTAGTCTTTATCTGCATCGCTTTCCGCCTTAGGCTTTGGTCCTGGCTTTTTGCGTTCTTTGGTTGCCGGTTCTTTCGGTCGCAGGCTTAGCAGACGATTCAACACATCATCTGCCGTGTGGCCGTCCCATTCCTTGCCAAACTCAATTTCCGTGCCTTTAGGCAGATGTTCAATTTCACTCTCTGGAAGGTGGTATGTTACCGCGCCTTCTGGGGTGTCGATGCCAGCTAACACCCATCCATCCCATTGCTCGCCGTCATGATGCTGGAAGCTCCACCATGCGCTTTCGCGGAAGGCATTCATTAGTGTTGAAAACAGGCGCACTCGATGTGCATATAGTTCGTTAAAGGTGTGGTATCCATCAGATACTTCACCCATGTCTTTCTTGACCACGCCTGAATCGCCGATTGGCTCGTCATTAGTCTCCGGCACCTCATTTGGATGCTTAACCCAACCATCGGCAAGGTGATCTTCTACGTCGCCTTCATCGACAACTTTAGCCTGAACTTCCTTGCCCCATACCTTCGTTCCACGACCCTGCTTATATAGCATTACGCCCATATGTCACCTCAAATAAAAAAGGGGCCTAAGCCCCTGTTAGTTACGCAGTCTGACCAGGCAGGCCAACACCGATTGCTTCCGGTCGTGTCGCGTTTACGCCGTACCACAGCGCAATACGGCACAGGCCGGACAGGGTGGAAATATCACCCTGCGTAGCGAAGATACCGTTAAGTCCAACGTCAGGGATGCTAAATGAGGTAGTTTTCATACCTGCAAACAATTCGTGGTTAGCAGGAATGGGCTGAGACACAATACGGATGGCGTCATCAGCCCAGAACACGTTGGTGCGAGCATCCTTAACGTTCAGGATGTTCACCGCCATCGCATCAGCCAGCGAGGTGTTAACGTTGGCGTATGCCCGTTGCTCAGGAGAAAGAGAAACATCATCCAGTGCTACAGGCTTCGGCGTGATTTCAACGTGAGTACCATCAACAACGCGAACTACGGAGAAAGTCGCGTCCTGCGCCAGTACGTTCTTAGCCATCTGACCAAGGAACTTCACGCCAGCAAACGAAATTTTGTCGCCGCGTTTCAGGCCGGTGGTTGCAGACAGGGTGACGGTAGCAAAACGGTTATCAACGTTAACTTTGTTGCCATCGTTATCCAGTTGCCATGCGACAGGCTTGAAGGACTGCGCACCGGATACAGTGATGCCAGTTGCGGTGGATTTGGTCAGCACAGGAAGTTTAGGAGAGCGCAGGACATCATCGAAGCCAGCAACCTGACGCTGAATGGTGCCATCGCGGTATGCTTCTTCAGGGATTCGCCCGAAGATATCACGCTTGGTCAGGTCATAACCCGCCTTTTTGTAGTCCTGCGGGTTGAAGAAGTACGATGTGCCCATGTCGCGGTTAAGTTCGCGGGAGAACATCAGTTCTTCTGCATCGGCCACAAAGTTCCATGCGTCTGCGGTATTGGTGCCGATTGCATCCGGCGAAGTGATAACCAATGACCCCATCTCGGCGGCCATGTTTGCGACTTTCAGCTCAACGTTGTTAGCCAGTTTGCGAGCTGCTGACTGGATTCGGTGACGATACGCAGTCTCGTCTCGCAAGTCATCTGCGCGTAACTGGAAGAAGTCGTTATCCGGCTCTCCCATGTTTACCGCGACGTTAAGCTCCAGTAACCCTGTCGCTTTATCAGTTAAATCCCAACCCTCCTGAGTGGGGGACTCCTGCTCTACAGGCATCCAGATGGTATTGCTGGAGCGCTGCATAGAAGCCGCAGGCGGGGTATATTTCTTGGCTTTCTGCGCCATTGGAGTGATTGCGGAGATGGTTTCAATAATCTCATCCACCGCCAGTGTAACAATTTGACCTTCGTTCAAAGCCATTATCGGATTCCTTTAAGTTTTGCCTTTAGCTTGCGGTAGGTTTCCACATCGCCCTTGCTCGCAGCTGCATCCATCTGTTTACGAATGGCATCTTTATTTGCTGCGCTGACATCACCGGTAATCGGCTGGTCAGCAGGGGGAGCGGAAGATATTTGTTTACCGCGAGGCTTGAGAGTTAAGCGTTCGGATAGTCGAGTGAGTTCAATCAGCGCGGACTGCCCATCCATCGCCAGTAACTGGCGGGCTTTCTCCGGGTTTGCACCCAGGTGATACATGAGCGCGGCGGACTTCTCCGGGAACAGGCGCATAATGTCGGCCCCAACCGCAGGCGGAACCAGTTGCATAAATGCGTCTTCTTTCTCCTGATAGTCAGGGATATTGAGCTTTTCCGCCGCGTCATAGTGTTTGCGGGCAGCTTCGACGTATTGCGCTGATTGCTGGGTAAACTCCTGAGTCTTGCGGCCCTGTTCTGCTACGGCATTGCTGCGGGCGTCCTGCGCTTTCATTAGCCATTCGGTATTAGCAGCATTGAAAGCGGCAAGCGCACGGCTGTTGTCATAGTCATATTTGGCCAGGCCTTCTTCTGACAGATAGGCATTAATATCCGGCTGAGGTGGAAGGTCAGGGTTTACCCGTAAACTCTCCGGCAATTCTCCGCGTTTAACTGCTTCCATCTGCTGCTCAAGCTCGCGCTGTCGTTTGCGCTCGATGCGGCGGCGGGCGAATTCTGCGTTCTTTGCCGGGTCTTGTTTTGGTGCTGTCTCATCGTTCTTCAGGACAATCTCAAAGCCCTCTTCCTGACCTGCATTGTCGTTGGCATTATCGACAACTAAGCTATCAGCAGATGCCGCTGCATAATCGCCGGACAGGGTTAAGTCTTCAGTTGCCTGAATTTCGGTGGTTGGTTCCATGATTAACTCTCTCTTATTGAGGTGTCTCGGCTACACTGCCGGAAGGTTGATTTTGTCTCTGCGATTGCAGGATGTTGGCAATGTCCATTCGCTGCTTGTGCGTCTGTTCATCGCCTTTAAGGAGTAACTCAGCATTTGCGCGAGCGTCTTCGCTGCGGTCCTGCTGGAATGAAGCAACAGTTTTAAGGAACTCCCTAAACTCAGATTGTTTATTGAGGTCCATGTTGTTGAAGATTTCTGCAATTCTGGCAGCGTTAAGCTGGTTCTGCGCTTCGACTTTAGCTGCATCGATTTGCAGGGACAGTGTCTGGTTCTGAGCTTTAGCCAGTTCAGCCTGCCCCTGCAGGAGTACGCCCTGAGCCTGAACCATTGCCGGGTCTTGTTGACCTTGTTTGGCTTGTTGCGCCTCTACTAACCATTGCTGCTCTTCAGGCGTTTCTGGCTTCTTAACGCCCATCTGAATAAGCTGCTTATTGGCATAGTCACGCATCATCTCGACACCTTTACCATCAAGCAGGGTAAAGTACTGAAGCAACAGCAGTTGATATTCTGGCGTTCCCTGTGGCGTCTTGCCGAGCAACTCAAGAATTTCTGCGCGGTTTTGCTGCTTCATGGACTGGAATGATGGTCCAACATCCGTGTAGCATTCATAGCGCCCCCTGATATCGTTCAGTACCTGTCGTTCACCAGTAGCAAGGTCAACAACCTCAGCCATTAGCTGAACCTCTTTTTCGCTGCCATCCTCAAGGGTGATTGTCACGTTGCGAGGGACATCATAGATGTCGTTAACTATCGACTGATAAATCTCTCCATCACGGCGCATAGCGGTAGCAAGATTATCCTGAAACACGTATGTCTCAAGGTCAGCCCGCATATTGAGTTGATTTACGGTATCGAATGCAACCTGATTACCATTAACCGACCCAGCATCTACACCAAGAGTGGCAACCTCTTTTACTGCGCTGGTTGCAGCTTCCAGCATATAGGCATTGGCCTGTGGAACTTCCGGATTTTCATAGTATGCCAGCGGCTGAGTTGGCAGGTCTCCGTTGCTCTCATCAGTGCGGTTGAGCAGGTAGTACGGGTAATCGTCGTTGCCGTCATACATATGCTCAAAGCCTGCAATCTGCTCAGGCCAGAAGAAAGGCTTCTTCTTCGGGGTGCGGGCCACGATGTCGGCGTTGAACGACATAATCATGTTGCGCAGACGCTGACCGTCTTTTGTCAGGCGGACGACACCCTCATACACTTCTTTATCTTCAACGAAGCCCCACTCTCCGAATACCGGAACAATGGGGATATGCTCGCCAGCAATGAGCTGCTTGTCTTTGAGTACAGCGGTGCAGGTGATAATCGATTTGTATACCCGGCGACGCTTAATCTGGCGCTCTGCAATTTTGATAAATCCACTATCAGCCAGGTCGTCGATGACGTCTTTAATATCGCGCTTAAAGTAGCTTACCGGCTCACCCGTAACCGGGTCTTGGTAGATAAACGCCGTCTCTTTCTTCTCGACCACTTCGTAAAACTCAGCGATCTGAATTGTGTCCTGCGTCAGCCATGGAAATACCCAATCGTTGGGGTTCTGGAATGATGGAATATCATCAGCATCGAGGTCGTATTTTTCTGCGAAATCCTCCCAACCATTCTGGCTCATTGAGTGGATAACTGTGCAGTGACGGGCGTCAGACTTGTCCATCAGTTTGCTGTTGCTGTCCCAGATAACATGGGAGCAGGCACTATGGATAGGCTCTCGACGGATAACCTGATTGTTGCTAGTTGGACTTTGGTCTTCGTAGTCAGTGACCAGACGCCACGCACCCACGCCTGCTTCAATCTGCTCACGAACGGCTATGTTGACAGCAATTTTCGCCGTATTGTGCCGCATGTCGGTGCGATACATGCCCATCAGCACATCAGCAGCGTCAGGACTTGCTCCATCCTTTGGACGATACAGAACATCAATAGGGTTCTGACGCATCTCAGAAACGAGCTTGCGCACCACTGGACGTACAACATCGAACTGCCCGCGATACTGCAGGGTTGTGTATTGTGATAGCCAGTCATCCCACTGAGATACGCGGGAGAAGAAGAGATCATTCTTGGCCTCCCTTCTGGCTTCATCGCTGGCTGTCCAGTCCGCATCAAAGCGCGACAGGATGCTCTCCAGCCTGTTTTCATTGTCGGCCATTATCGTCCTCTGCGTACTGGTCTAATCGGTGCGGGGATTGCTTTTGATGGTTTGTTTTTGACTACCGGGAATGCAAATGTCAGCGCCAGCGCATCGGCCCTGTTTGGCGATGGAACACCACGGCGTTTCATGTCGTCCTTCGACTCCAGAACAATCTTACCATCGAGTTTCACTTTGTATTCAGGGGCAACAATCTCATCAGCGGTCTGCTGGTCATCAATGCTTCCGCCTTCATTCAGCCAGGATTTCATTGCGTTCCACATCTCGCCGCGCTTATTGAGCATTGCCGGGTCTTTCGATTCTCCCGCGAAGCTCACAAGTTGCCACTTTCTGCCCCACGACTTACCAACAGAATGAATACCCGTGCCGTAACCGAAATCAATGAACACCGCGTCAGCTTTGTGTTCATCCTCGATAGCAGCCACTACCTGAGCAAACTTCACATCGTCGTCTGTTTTAGGGTAAGAGCCTAAAAGCCTTGAATAAAGCCCCTGCCGCAGATAGATACACGCCTCATCACTGCCTGAGTATGCCGGGTCAACGCCGATAATCTTTGGAGCGAATCCATATTGACTGTGCTCCAGCTTTCTTGACATACCGGCATCAGCATAGCTTTGGGGAATAAATTGCAGGTCAGACGCAGACGGGAAGAGGCCACGAACGCGTACTTTAAAGAAGTCGCTATCCTCACCGTAATCGTTTCGCCATTCTTCAATGAGCTCTTTGTTCGTCATCTTCGCCAGACGGCTATCAATTTGCTTGCGCCTCCAGCGATGCTTGAATTTACGGAAACATTCACGGAAGCGCCCGGTGTTACGTGTCGGGTTGCCGAACGCGAACCAGAAAGGCTCTCCGTCTGTCAAGCCTCCCTCTGCCACCTCCCAAATCTTGTCAGGCACCGCCGAGGCTTCATCGAAGATGTAGAATGGGCTCGAGCTTGCTGCATGAAGACCAGCAAATGATTCGCTGTTTTCTTCGCGGCAGGTTTGCCCGTCGCAACGCCATGACTCCATGTGATCTACATGGTAGATGTTCATGTTGCCTTTGCCGTTGTTGTACTCGAACCAATGTCCGGTAATGCACCGCTTCTTCCACTTGCCAAGCTCGCCCCACGTTTTGGTTCGAAGCTGCTCTGAGGTGTTGGCTGTTACAACGCCCTTGCAGAACGGTCGGGTGCTCATGATGTAGAGAATTACCCATGCAGTGAGCGCACTTTTTCCGATGCCGTGACCTGAGCTTGTTGCGCAGCGGTATGCTTCTACTGGCTTTACACCATCAAAGTTGTTAGTGCGAATCGCCTCACCCCAATCAGTGAGAAACTCTTTCTGCCACTCATCTGGACCGTCGAAGCCATCAAGCTCGCCAGCTCCCCACTCAAATGCATACATCACAAATCCGAGTGGGTCATAGAAGAATCGCCCCATATCGTCGGCAAGCATTGCCTCAAATTCTGATGACATCACTCACCCCTTGCGCGTTTACGGGCCTCCTGAATGCGCTGAATCAGGCTAACCTCTCCGGTGTGTTCTACTTCCTGTTTGTCACGCCATTTATCTCGCTGCCTGTTCTTAAGCCAGAAAATGGCAGCAGTCGTATCGGGTGGATAATGTTTCACAGTAGGAGTTATGACGATCGAACCATCGACAGCGCGAATATCATCTTCTGGGTGTTCGTACCCGGTGGCGCGGTGGAATAACTTTGCGGCGACTTCACTGTCCGCAACAGCCTTACCCTTTTTTATGGACTCAAGAAAATCAGGATGCGCGTGCTTCCACGCATTGATTGTTTGCTCGCTAACATCAAAGAAAGAAGCCAGTTCCGCATCTGTATGCCCTAACAGACAAAGTTTTCTCGCCTGCTCGGCATACTCTGGTTTGTAAGCCGATGGGCGACCAATTTTCTTATCTTCAGCCGCCATATCATTTCCTTGTTAGCTTCCTTGGGTAGTTGCGATAGTCACGTTAGCCGAACCATCAAATGACGTTGAACCTGTGACAGCGCCGGTTAGTGTGATAGTGCGAGCAGTAGATAACTTATCCGCTGTCTCTGCATTCGTTACTGAACCGCTTGCTGAAGTGTACTTAGCTTCAAATGCTGTCTTGCTCATATAGAGCAGCTCGCCGTACTGGCTCCGGAACAGATATCCACCGACCTCCGGCTTGAATACGGCTACTGTTTGCGCTGACATGTACTGGTCAGCATACGGACCGTCGAATTCTGCGCTTGCACTTCCGTCATTAGCGTATTTGATAGCTTTAATCGGAAGAGCAGACACATATACACCGTCAGCATCTTTGTAGAGAGGCCATGATGGCGTGAAGTTTGGGTTTGCCATTACTTGGCTCCTTCTTTTTCTGGTTCATGAAAGAACGGCAGGAAGTGACTGAACATTCTGTCAAGCATGTAGCAGTATGTTTCGTTTGCGTCGCCAGGATGAGTGGTTACACCAACATCTCGGCAGACATAGAATGCGACGTGAGCACATTCATGAACCAGTGTGGCAGCATTTCCATTGAATACCCCAAGCAGGTAAAGGTTCTCGCCTGTTTCGGTATTGCAATATGACTGTGTTGCCCCCGCCAGCACCTCATTCCCGCCGCTATCAACTCCAAGATGAATACAAGCCTGATCCCACTCTTCCTTTGAACGACACAGGTAGACATTGGCACTATGGAATAATGGCACGAAGAACCGGGGAAGTTTAGGCCACTTCGTCTTTGCCATTCGTTATGCTCCGGTAGTGAACAGGTCTAATGCTTCCTTCGATTTACGTACTGCTTCGAATGTGCGGATCGTGATATCCGAATTAGCGCCGCCTGACTGGAAGTGAATTTTGAATAACTCAAGCTTCAGCTCGTCAGTGCCAATGAATTGAAATGCTTCCTCTGCTGCTGCGTTCTGGTTCATGACCAGTTTGTAAATCTCTAACTGGAATTTCTGTTCTTCAGTCATGGGAATAATCTCTGCCATTGTTGGCTCCGTTTATCCGTTAAAAGGGATATCAGTTAAGTTATCCCGTGTAGGGCATAAGCCATTGTCGAGACCACTCATTGAATGGTCTCTGCAATAACCGATGTCTTTCCATCAGTCCGCCACCGCAAAGAATCTTTTTTGCCATAAGGCAGGAGGTTCATCTTTCAGTGGCTGCCAGTGTTATTTCCCCACTTACTGGCTTGGGTTGTTTCGTGGTACTGCCGTAACTGGTTGCCCAGAATAAATTCCGGTTTCATTATCAAGCCCACCCGTAGATGGGCTTTGTAATGAAGAGCTGTTATGAAAATTGCTCTAAACAAGCATTAATAGCCATCAGAAGTAAGCGCTACAGATTTCAACCCCTCAATGTCATCCTTGGACAGGGAGAACCATTCACCGTGCTTTCTCTTTGCGGCAAATTTGCGATGAAGCATGTTTTCAGTTTCTCTTCCACCAGGGATCAGGCACTCAAGCTTCAAACAGTCTGGTCCAGAGTTGCCAAGCGATTTGATGCGTTGTGGAATGTTGGATGAATACCCAATTTTGGTTAGCCCAGTTTTCTTCGATGACAAAACGTACACCTGAGGAGGTTCTTTTCTCTGGTCTTCCATTACACGTCTCATTGTTGCCATAAGTCCGCCGTGCATCAGCATTTCAACAAAGAACGCTGACCGAACACCTGACGACTGAAGCATGCCAGAAAATTCACTTGCCAATTCCATTAACTCTGCGATGTTTTCAGGAATTTTTTGGCAGTTATCTTCCTTGTATAAGGAAATCATTCTTTGAAGCTTTTCTTCTAATTGGTTCATAGCGTTTTACCTTTTAGAAAATTGAGCCTGTCCCACAGAAAAGCCGCCCCGAGATGGTCGCCACCATATACGGCAGTTCTCAGGCTCAACTTTCTGAAAGGCTCGGGTGATAATGTGCGCGTGGGGTACGCGGTGAAATTCAGATGCAAAAAAGCCCCGCATCGCGAGGCTCATTAAATGGACTTTGTGATTTGCAAAAAAATTATTTCAGGCACTGAGTCCTGATGTACTCCTGCAGGTAGTTAACCTGCGCGGTTATCCTGTCGATTCCACTTCTGAGACGGTAATAATTGAGTTCAGCATCTGCTGTAAGTCTTGGGCTTTCTCCATTGCCCATGCCGCTGGCTCCGGACGTTGACTTTGGACAGGTGGCGGAGACTTGCAGGCGCTTACGACCAGCAGAAACATCAGCGCGGAGACTTTCGATAGTCGCGTTAGCATCAGCAAGCTCCTTTGTGTATCTGGCGTCGAGTTCTGCTACATCACGTTGACGCTTCTGCATGTCAGCGATAATGGATGCGGCTTTGTCGAGCTGATCTTTGTAAGTCATGGCGTTATCACGGTAATGATTAACAGCCCACCCCATTGAAACCAGCAGGCAAATAACCACAGCGCAGATGATTGCGGTTAACCGACTCATGACATCAACACCCCAACGGCCAGAAACCACGGCCACGCATCGTTGCCATTAAATGCGAGCAACGCTGCCATGAAAAAGCAAATCATGCTCATTGCTGCCCCCACAAACAGACTTCACGCTCAATCTCACGGCGAGTCATCAGCCCTTTCCATTGCTTACCGCCAGCGTATGTCCAGCGACGTAGCTGATCACATGCGCCTTTGATATCACCCTGATTTATTTTGCGAAGAAGCGTCGATGTTCTGAAATTACCTGCGCCCACGTTGTAGACGAACGAGTAAAGAGCACCGCGCGTTGTTTCCGGTATATCGACTTTGATGTACGGGTTAATTTGTCTGGCGACAGTGGCAAGGTCTTTATTCAGGAGGACTTTGCATTCTGCTTTGGTATACGTTTTACCAGGCATGATGTCTTTTCCGGTGTGGCCATAACACACAGTCAACACACCAACTATGTCCTTATATGGTTTGTAGCTGACACCTTCCAGACCATCGTTACCACTCGGACCTGTGATCAACACAGATGCTATAGCAATAGCCCCGCCACTTATCGCCGCTATTACGCTATTTCGTAGTGCCGGTGACATTGCCATTCAATCTGTCCTCACGCTCTTTGCGTTTGTAGTACCAGTTGATGCCAAATGTGCCGACAGTACAAAGAATACCAATGATTACAGCCCAGTCATTTAGGGAGAGAATGCCACCCATCGCAGTCAGTCCTCCGAAGCTGTAACTGAACCATTCTCTGATTTTGTCCATACGGTACATGCTCTACCCCCTTTATTGAGGGGATTTGCTCTATTTAATTAGGAATAAGGTCGATTACTGATAGAACAAATCCAGGCTACTGTGTTTAGTAATCAGATTTGTTCGTGACCGATATGCACGGGCAAAACGGCAGGAGGTTGTTAGCGTAACCTCCTGCCACCCGCTTTCACGAAGGTCATGTGTAGAAGGCCGCAGCATAACTATCACTGACGAATTCAGGATAGCCAGTGGCTACGGCTCAGTTATGGTGCTGGTTAACGGACTTGAACCGCTACCCATTCGCTTACAAGGCGACTGCTCTACCATTGGAGCTAAACCAGCATATTTGGCGGGACAGCGTGGACTCGAACCACGATAAGAAGGTTAACAGCCTTCCGTAATGACCTTTATACGACTGACCCAAATAAAAAAAGCCACCGTTGCAACTTAAGAGTCACTAACGGCAGCTTATTCACTTATGATTGCTCATTTGCTCATAGATGTCAACACAATCTATGCAACATGTTTAATTTTATCCACACGTTTACGACTATTGAAGGCATTTAGCATCGGTTGATAAAGCATGAACAGGGATGCCTTGAGTACGTCATCTACTTCTCTCCGACAGGTAATAAGAGATGGCTTGCGCATCCTTTCTCCGCCGCGGCCTGACATTTTGCGGGGGCTTGCAGTCTTGTGATAGTAGGATGATATGGCGTACTTAGAGGAACCATGTGCGTAATAGCTAAGCAGAATGCCAAAGGCCTTTGTGTCGATGCGCATAACGGAATCTACGACCTGAGAAATCAACATTCCGTCATCATCATTGCACATTGGCCTTGTCATCACTCTTGATGGTTCTACCCTCTCCATAAACTGCGCTATAACGCTGCTCATGCGTTTTTCGAGTCTTCCTGAATAAACCCATGCCCCCCATAGCTCAAGCCACCCATTAAGCCAGTCATGCTGCTCTTTAGTGAGGTTAAATTCTCGTATACTCATGCAGCATCGCCTCCCGATGTCTTGTTCAATCCAAGCCGGTTCACCAGTTCACGCTCTCGCTCATGCAGATAATCCATTGCCTTCTGGTGTTGCTCAGTCATCTCTCTGACGCTGCGCAATTCAGCTTCGTCACGCTCACGCTGCTGTTTGGCCTGGTTAATGCTGGTTACGGCCATAAATACCTCTCCCGCCCTGATGAATCATTAAAACGCCGTTAACGATGGCGTGATGCCTGGCTTCTTTGTCGTACAGATAACGCCTGACTGTGTTGCGGTGGCACGATAAGCGCCGAGCGACTTCTGTCTGGTTTCCATATGTCTCTATGAGCATGTCTGGAATGGTTTTGATAGTGTGTGTCATGCGGCCTCCCGGATAACCTGCTCATGACTCAGATATTGACCCCAGCAACTGACCAACAATCTCGCTTTCACAACGGCTTTCTCTTCGTTGCGCCACCTGCAGAACCAGTTAACAGCGCCTTCCATTTCTTGCCTGACCTTGCCGGCATTGTCGAAATGCAGCGGATAGACAACATCATCGAAAATTGCCGCGGTGGTCATTGGGTATTGGATTTTGCTCATGCTGCCTCACTTCTGCTTTCACACAGGTCTTTAAGTTTCTGCTGATACTCCGCCTTAATCGCTTTGCATTCTTCGATAGTCCAGCGATGGCGGTTATGGTTTGATTCGATTTCGTCTACTGCTTCCTGCCCGATGCGGTTAATCAGTTCGACGCGATACGGAACGAGATTTCCGCTTTTGTGCTGGTTGCACACCACGCATTGCTTGTGAATATTGCGTTCATCAAATCGGAGTTGAGGTGCCGCGGCAGTTGTCCGGTAATGTCCTGCATCCCACTGAGCAGACGTGAGCGTTCCGCACGAGATACATGGTAAGTCGAGGTCTCTTTCTCTGATGAAGGCGTTTACGGCTTGTTGGGCTTGTTTAATCCAGTAACTGCGAGGCTTTAAGGCGAGTTTTCGAATCTTCAGTTTATCTTTCTGTTTTTGCTCCTCTCGTCGTCGTTTCTTCTCTGCTGCTTTTTCTGCTTTTTCGCGCTCTTTGCTTCGTCGTTCGAGTGCTATCTTGGTTCCACACTCTGGAGAGCACCACCACTGATTAGCGAATGCAGGGTGAAACCATTCCCTACATTCTTCGTTTTTGCATCGTCTTCGCGCTGGTTTAGCCATCGTCTTCTTCCTCGTACATTGAGCTATTCGGATCGCTCATCAGTTCTGCGCAGCACGCTTCACATACATGAACTTCCAGCACATGCAGCTTCTGACCGCAGTTAGCGCACGTTAAAGCTCGCTCGACGCTTTCTTTCTGGTATTGAAGTGATTGGGATGGACTAAGCATTATTGGCGTCCTGCATCATGAGAAAGACAATCATGGCGGCGCGGAGAGGTCTGGTATCAAATATTTGGCTTACGCCTTTTGCATCCACACACCATTCAGTTAACTGGTCTAAGATAGAAATCCTGTGTTTCTCAATAATCGGCCATGAGGCACTCGGATCATTGCAGTAATCAGGTAAATGGTTTAATGGCTCAAAAGTTGTATCAGCGTTTCCGTAATACCATTTGTTGGTGTTATTCCCTGACGTTTCCGGCTTACATGCCCAAAGGCCTTTAAAAATTATGTCTCCTACCATTCGGTTAATTTCAAAATCACTTAACTGTGAATAATCCATTGTCATTTCCTCGCACGTTCTCTAAGCCACCGGATATCCCACAGGTGAGCCGTGTAGTTGAAGGTTTTTACGTCAGATTCTTTTGGGATTGGCTTTGGTTTATTTCTGGAGCGTTTCGTTGGTAGGTATTTGCAGTTTTCGCAGATTATGTCGGTGATACTTCGTCGCTGTCGTGCCATACGTCCTCCTTCGTCTCTGGCAGCGGGAAATTACCTACTGGCGACCGCTCACATCTGATACACCATTGGTGCCAATAAGGTTGATTTGGCCGGAATCGATAATCGTCTTTGCTTTCTCCGCAGCGGTAGCAGTGTTTCATGCGGCGTCTCCAAACCTCGCTTTCCATTCCAGTGCTAACCGGGCTTCGTCTGACCACTTAACGCCGCGCTCTGTACCGAATGCCTGTATAAGCTCTAATAGCTCCGCAAATTCGCTTACACGCATCCTGCTGGTTGACTGGCCTATTACCACAAAGCCATTCCCGGCAAGGTTAGGAACAACGTCCTGCTGCTTTAATGCCGCGGTAAACACACACTTCCAGCTTTCAGCGTCAAGCCATCGTCCATGCCAGTTAACCTGACGTGAGACATCACCAAGGCAAGCCCAAAGCTTCCGATTTTGGTCTAAGCTGCGGTTGCGTTCCTGAATGGTTACTACGATTGGTTTGGTTGGGTCTGGAAGGATTTGCTGTACTGCGTGAATGGCATTTTGCTGATGTGCTGGAGATCGAATTTCAAAGGTTAGTTTTTTCATATCGTTATACCACGTTAGATTTTTGTTTTTGACCTCATTATTTCCGTGCTGTATTCATACTTCGGCAATATCTTGTTGGCGGAATAAACATAAACGTATCTCGGCTTAATTCCTTTATCCCGACAAGAACTACACATAGGCACATCAGGAATACCCTGGAATCCATTAAACCGAAGAGGCATTCCGCATCCGTAGCATTGTTTCAGGTGATATACACACATAAATCACTCCTTCACTTTGATTCCTGCGGCACGGATAGCCTCAGCGCATTCCTTAATTCCAGCGTTTCTTCCATCATCCCAATCAACCAGGTCAGGAATGGGGTAGTCATCGCTGGAAATATCATTTATTGCTGGCAACTCAATCTCGATAGCTGAGCGAGACTCTTTCCATGCATCCCAAGAAAGTTCTACTTTGATTTGCATAACCTTCATCGTTTCCACGGTGCATTTGTATTTACTCTGGAACCATTGCTCGAAAGCCTTTCTTGATTCGTCCATATCAATCCCCGTTAGCCGTTTCACTCACAAATCTGACAAAACCAGCCATGTTAATTTGCATGAGTTTTTTCAACACTTTGTCTCGCCGGCTACGTTTTGGTTTTGGCCTGTGGTTGAATCTTTCACAAACTGGAAGGTTTGATGATTTCCAGTACCTATTACGCCTTGCTCCATCTTCAGCCATATCGGCATGAATAAGGTCTGCGAGTGTGCTCATATTCACCTCTCCTGTTACATTGGTTTTGTAATGTTGCTAGTCATCGTTCGAATAACAAAATGCGTAAGTAACCTTGCTTTCCACATGTAAATCTCTTCAAGTCGAGATAAATCTACGAATACCGGACCTTTGTAATCTGGTCTTGATGCCCTTATGTATGAGCTAATAGTTTGTGCATCTTGCTCGTCCAGATTAATGACTTCCCTCCCCCCCCCAAATAAAAAGGCCTGCGATTACCAGCAGGCCTGTTATTAACTCAGTGATGTAGATGGTCATACGTCAGCCCCTTGTGCATATCGCTTTCTGCGTCCAGCAGGTGCATTTGATGCCGTGCAAATCTGTCTGGCTTCGTCCTGGTCACATGCAACAAAGTGTCCGTTGCAGAACCGCTGGTAAACAGTACCAAGCGAGCCAAAACGGTTTTTCGTCACAATGATTTCAGCAAATGGTGCGGCGCTACTGTTCTCGTCGTATACCGCTTCCCGATAGAGCATGATGATTGAGTCTGCATCCTGTTCAATGCTTCCTGAATCACGCAAATCTGCGTTTGTCGGGCGCTTGTTTGGCCGCTTCTCAACATCGCGTGAAAGCTGGCTTAGGGAGATAACTGGAGTTTTCAGGTCTTTCGCCATCGCTTTCAGGCTACCGGAGATATGTGCTATGGCGAGGTCATTACGTTCCGCTTTTGGTTTATCAATTAGCCCGAGATAGTCAGCCATAATCAGTGACAGATTAGGATGCTCCTGCTTGTGGCGTTCGGAAATGGACCTGATTTCTTCGACAGACAAACGCGATGCGTCAACTACCCACACATCCAGATCTGCCAGCAACTTCATCCCGTTTGCAACTCTCGCCCATCCTTCATCGTCCATACGTGACGGGTTACGCAGCACACTGACCGACATCATTCCTGCGCCGGCAACCCCTCTCTCAACAACCTGAATGGCGCTCATTTCCATTGAGAAAATCAACACACCGCGCCGGACGCCAGAACCAGGAATAACACGACTTGCCACGCCTTCGGCTATCTTCAGCGCCAGTTCGGTTTTACCCATACCTGGACGAGCAGCAATAATCACAAGGTCTTCTGCGTTCATCCCTCCGGTGATAGCGTCAAGCTCTTCGATTCCGGTCTTCAGGGTATCAGACTCTTCTCCGTTCCTCAGACGCCTGTCAAGCGTGTCAGTGTAATCACTGATAATTTCCCCCAGTCGCACAGGTTTAACCTCGTCACGTGGCTTCCTGATGGCTGAAAGGCGCTTAACTAGATCGTCCATCGCTCTACCTGAAGCATCCAGCGTGCCGTTACTGATTGGCTCTCGCATCTCATCCAGTAGCTGTAAAACCTGACGCCGTTGATAACTGTCTGCAACCATTCCGGCATAACCTTTCAGGTTTGCAGCGCTGGGACATGACCGCGCAGTCATCATCACCGCCGTTGCGTATTCATCCCCGCACTCCTCGGCCACCATCAGTCCATCAATCAGGTTCCTGTTTCTGGCCTGCTTTCGAATAACTTCAAAAGCTTTCCGGTAAAGCGGAATTGAGAATGCTTCAGGCTCCAGCGTTGCCAGAACGTCACTCGCGGTTGGTGTTAATCCACCAATCAGCAAGCCACCGATAACGCTCGCTTCGATATCCTGTCTCATGCAATCCCCCTGTCTGCAAACTTCCCTTCCCGAACTCCCGTTAACGAATCTTCCCTCAGCAGGTAATCAAAATCAGCCGTCCAGCCTGTGTCGTTGTCTCCGAAGTAAAACGGCTTGGCCTGATACACAAACGCCCTGACATACGCCCTGAAACCGTCCACGTTTGGCGTTTTCAGTTGCGGGATGATTTTCTTCAGGCGGCGTTTCCGTTTCTCGTTGACCGAAACAGCATGTGGAAGTCTGTCACCAACTTCGGTGTTGTAGGCGTTCAGGAAGGATTCATAGTCGATTCGTTCTGCCTTGCGACGTTCAGGTTTAACCTGCCCATTGCCGCCCCCGTTAGGGGGTAAGGGGGTATTTGTATTTATTGTCTTTTGTATATTGTCTTTTGTGTTTGACTGATTCGGTAAATTGGTTTTTACCGATTTGGTGAAGGTTAGTTTTACCGATCTGGTAAATGTTTTACCGAATCCGTTAACCTTCGTCTTCCACTCGGAAATATTTTTATTCATACCAACCTGACGCCCCACCTGAGTGAGAACCCCCATTCTGATAAGCTCGTTTTTGGCGGTAGAACATTTGGTTGGCGCCATGCCAGTGAGTTCAGCGAACTGTTCATTTCCGATCCAATCTATTTTTTTGTTATAACCGTATGTCTTGCGCCACACAGCCATAACAATCAGTAGCTGATGTTGAGTAAGCCCAGAAAGCATGACAGCTTCCAGCAGTGTATTTGCAGTCCGGGTGTAGCCATCGTCGAGTTCTGCCACGCGATGCTCCACAACCTCCAGATGAGGTTTTATCGGTGTAACTGTTGCAAGATTACTCATGACCTTTCCTCTTCAGTATTAGCTTCACTTTCTCCAACTCAGCCCGAAATCGACCAGGCTGTTTGAAGCTGGATAAGAACCGATCACGTAGTATGTTTTTGTGTAATTTGTCCTGGTCAGGACTGAGTTGTTTTGGCATAATTACTCCTGTGGATTGATCCAGTCTTTCTACATCAGGCCTCGAAGAATTCGCCGTTCTTCGGGGCTTTTTCTTTTGTCAGGTAGGTAGCAAGTCGCCTGGTGAGCTCTGCCATTTCCTCGTCTTCGATTCCATACTCCAGAACCGCAAGCATCATGCTGACCTGAGAGAAGAAACCGTTCTTCCATCGGCTTACCTGGTATTCAGGAACACCCATAGCTTTAGCGAATGTCTTCTGTCCCATCATGGCTAACTTGTTGAGTAAAGTGGACTCAATGCGAGCCGCCTTCTTGCTTTTAGTTGCAACTACGTTCATTCAAAATATTCCTTAGAAATTAGATAGAGTTGGATTCGCAAATACACGCAAATCCGCTTAATAGATTTACCGCGTTGTCGGCGGTTCAGATTGGTAAAGAGCGGTACTACTTAGGCAGCATTAAGTTCAGGTGGGAACACATCGTCTAGCTGAACATTCGCGCCAAAACTGTTGAGCGCCTCTACGAGCTGGCGGCACATTCTCAAATCCGGATGGCGTCGCCCTGATTCGTAATGACCAATTGCTCCCTGAGTACACCCAACCTTTTCGGCCAGAACGGCCTGGGATACCTTCATGGTTTCCCGGATTTTCCGAAGATTGCTCATCGGTATATCTCCTCAGGATGGTACGTAACCCAATAATACATTTCGTACTAAATAAAAGCAAGGTAATTAATACAATATGTGTGTTGTCACAGTCAATACATCTCGTAATAATCGGCGCATGAAAACACCGTGGAATGAGCTGGCGAAAGCCAGAATGAAACAAATAGGCCTAACCCAGGATAAACTTGCTGAAGCTCTCGGTAAGACTCAGGGGGCGATAGGTCATTGGCTTAATGGCCGCCGCGAACCAAGTATTGAAGATATTGCAGCGATCATGAAGCAGCTAGGATTGAAGGAGCTAGTATTAAGTTCTGATGGGATGGTTGATTATCCAGACTCCAACCTGAACAATGTTTCAAGTCCTCGTCCACACACAGAAATAAGGAGATTTCCCCTGATTAGCTGGGTGAGCGCAGGTAACTGGTGTGAGGCTGTTGAACCTTACCAACTCCGAGAAATAGAGGTGTGGCCTGAGACAACTGCACATGCAAGCGAAAGGTCATTCTGGCTAACCGTTCGTGGCGACTCTATGACATCTCCTACAGGATTAAGCATACCGGAAGGAATGCAAATTCTTGTTGATCCGGCTATCGAACCGACTAATGGAAGACTCGTGGTGGCAAAGCTTGAGTCTGAAAACGAGGCAACCTTCAAGAAATATATTGTTGACGCTGGACAGAAATATCTTAAACCGTTAAACCCCAGCTATCACATGATCCCCATAAACGGAAATTGTCGCATTATCGGTGTTGTCATTGAAGCAAAATGGCAAGGCCTCTAACAATTCCCTCCCCTAGCCCGCTTATGCGGGTTTTTTAATACCAAAATATTTTTTCCATTCATTTTCATACACATAGTATTTATTTATCAATTTTCAGTACATTTTGTATTGACGATATTAAGTACATTTTGTATTGTTTAGCCATCAGCAGGACGCTGGTAGCCAAACGGAAAGGCAACGCTCTTTAACTTCGATGATGCGCTGACAAAGCGCGAACAGATACCAAACTAGATGGGTTTGGGTTGCAGGTAGAAGCCAACCTCTTCGGCGGAGGCGCTCGGCAATGAGTACGCGGTCAGGGTTAGTCGCCTGGCTATCTGCAACACCAAAGCCATTTCACATGAGGATTAAATCATGACGGTTATTACGTACGGGAAGTCAACGTTTGCAGGCAATGCCAAAACTCGCCGTCATGAGCGGCGCAGAAAGCTAGCCATAGAGCGAGACACCATCTGCAATATCATCGATTCAATTTTTGGTTGCGATGCTCCTGATGCTTCTCAGGAGGTCAAAGCCAAAAGAATTGACCGCGTTACCAAAGCCATTTCGCTTGCCGGAACGCGTCAGAAGGAAGTTGAAGGAGGATCTGTACTTCTTCCAGACGTAGCACTTTACGCGGCTGGCCATCGTAAGTGTGGGCAAATTACCGCTAGATAATTATTCAGGCAGCAGCAAGCCTCTCATCTAATCAGGTCGCAATGCGGCCTTTTTTATTGCCAAAATTTAAGGAATAACAACATGAATTCAGCAGATTTATCGAAGATTCTTGAAGAACACAAAGTGTGGATTACCTCAATGCGTGAGAGCGGATCTAGAGCCGACCTGCGCGATGCCAACCTGTACGGTGCCGACCTGCGCGGTGCCAACCTGTGCGGTGCCAACCTGCGCGGTGCCGACCTGTGCGATGCCGACCTGCGCGGTGCCAACCTGTGCGGTGCCGACCTGCGCGGTGCCAACCTGTGCGGTGCCAACCTGCCTGATCTCACTTTCGTAATTCTGGGTGAGAAATACTTCATAAGTATAACGAACGGTGAATATGTACGAGCAGGATGCCAGAACCACACAGTTGAGGAATGGAGAAAATATAGTAAGCAGGAAATTGCTGAGATGGATGGTCGTAAAGCTCTTAAATTTTATCCACGTCTTCTGGACATTATCGACTTCTATATTGGTAAAGGTGAACGCCCGGATTGGTTAACAAGTAAAGAATATGCAGATGAAGTAACTGAGTAAGCGTATTTTTGGCAGCGAGACACAGAGGTGAATATGAAAAAGTTTAAAGGTACGCCAGGTCCTTGGAGCGGAAAGGATGTACGCATTTGCAGGCAAGATAGAGCTGGGTTGCAGCTTGGTTTTATCATGACCCATGACGAAAATCGCGTAGCTGAATGTGAGGCCAATGCACACTTGATAGCAGCAGCTCCTGATTTGCTCGAGGCTCTTCAATTGGCTGAAAAAGCGATGGCAGAAGGACGCAATGTGACTTATCCGGAGTGGTACGGGGTAATCAATAAAGCTCGCGCAGCCATCAGCAAGGCTCTTGGGGAGGAGTGATGGAAATAAATAAAGAGCAGGCATCAGAAATTATAAAACTTATCGAACAAGCATTACTTGATGGGTTTGATGATGAAATTCTGGTTTCGCTACACGAAAGTCTTACCAAATTTGTCAGCGAATAAGCACCTAATGACCATTTTAATAGTGGTCATTGTGAGCAATATCGCTCGTAACCAAACGAGGACGACGACTCGTTCTGGTTAATCGAAAAATCATCCCTTGATGTTATTTGCCGCTCTATATGGGCGGCTTTTTTTCGCATACCAATAACGCTTCACTTGAGGCGTTTTCGTTATGCAATCAAATATAAGGAGTTACCCATGATGCACTTTCAGCTCGCGGGTAGCGGCGTCATGTCCGCTTTCTACCCGCACGAATCTGAATTATCACGCCGAGTTAAACAATTAATCAGAGCAGCAAAGAAACAACTGGAGGCGTTATGCGCAATGAAATAGCCATTAATCACCAGATGCTTCGTGCTGCACAAAACAAAGCAGTAATAGCCCGATTTATTGGTGATTCCAAAATGTGGCTTGAAGCAAATAAAGCGATGAAATCAGCTATCAACCTTCCGTGGTATCGCAGGAAATGAGTTTTACAGATAACTGGTCAGACGAAGAATTCATTCGTCAGATGAAAGAATTAATCGGTAACGAAGGAGATATTCATGTCACTTGCAACCACAGTGAAGGAGAGCAAGTTACAGAGACGCATGTACACGCAGAAAGCTCTCTGGTATCGCCATAATGGCGACCGCGAAGGAATGCGGGTATGTCTTAATTTGTCCCGAGTCGAAGTATTAAATCAGCGTTATTTCCTTGGGCCATGTCCATTCTGAGAACAATCATATGAGCAAAGAATTTTACGCAAGACTGGCAGCCATTCAGGAGAATCTGAACGCGCCAAAAAATCAGTACAACTCATTCGGTAAATATAAATACAGAAGCTGCGAAGATATTCTTGAAGGCGTTAAGCCGTTACTGAATGGTCTGTTTTTATCAATCAGCGATGAAGTTGTGTTGATTGGTGATCGGTATTACGTGAAAGCCACGGCAACTATTACCGATGGCGAAAACAGTCATACGGCAACCGCTCTTGCACGAGAGGAAGAAAGCAAGAAAGGAATGGATTCTGCACAAGTTACGGGAGCTACAAGCTCTTATGCACGCAAGTATTGCCTCAATGGTTTGTTCGGCATTGATGATGCGAAAGATGCAGATACAGACGAGCATAAACATCAGCAGAACGCAGCAGCAAAGCAATCAAAACCATCACCTACACCTGAACAGGTTCTAAAAGCATTCACTGACGCAGCAATGCAGAAAAACACCGTAGAAGAGCTTAAACAGGCGTTCGCCAAAGCGTGGAAGATGCTCGAAGGCACACCGGAGCAGCACAAAGCGCAGGACGTTTACAACATCAGACGAGACGAATTAGAAGGAGCGGCTGCTTAATGGCACATTCGATTACTGTAAGACTAAACAAGCCTGCAAGAGAGTTTCAGGCCGGGGAAAATATCGGATTCAACATCCGTGCTGGCGTTCAGTATTACGATCGCCAGACAAAAAAGAAAGAATGGACAAACTACAGCGCCGTTGTATTTGCCAATCCAGGAGCGCAAGCGGATTACTACCGTAGTGTTCTTGTTGAAGGTGGCATTGTGGAAATTACCGGAGAAAACATCAGGGTTGATGTTTATCAGGGGCAAAATGGTCAATCAATCACTCTTGAATTACTGAATGCAAAGATTGGATTTGCAGCTTCAGGAAATGGCCCGCAGCAGCAAAGTAGTAACCAGCAGAACACTCCTGTATACGACGATTCCATCCCATTCTGATTTAGAAAATAAGGATTTAATTATGCCAGCGCCTCTGTATGGTGCGGATGACCCACGCCGCTGTTCCGGCAATTCCGTATCGGAGGTGCTGGATAAATTCAGGAAAAACTACAACCGGATAATGTCGCTACCGCAGGAAACGAAAGAGGAAAAGGAATTTCGCCATTGTATATGGCTTGCAGAGAAAGAAGAACGCGAGCGAATTTACCAGACATCAATCCGACCATTCCGCAAAGCCACATATACCCACTTCCCTGAAATTGACCCGCGCCTGCGTAATTACCGCTCACGCTATGGCGCTATCAGTAATGACTGAGGAATTCACCATGAGAGGACTTGCATACAATCCCGGCATTCTTCCGGCAGAAATGATTATTCGCCAACGCGTAAAGCCAATGCCATCGAGAGAGGAATTGCTTAAGAGAAATTCTTTTCCGTCAGTAAATCAAAACAAATATCTGAATGCGATGTGGCGTAAAGGAGGCAAGCAGTGAGTGTATGTCTTATTGATAAACGTCGACGTGGGCAACAAATACCATCTGTTGGAATGCCGAATCACACATGGTTTTGCGTACTTGATATCGATGGTATGGATGCGTTGGTTGACACTCGTCATTACTGCGATACCGCAACAGCTACTCCGGCGAAAGCAAAGAAAATGGCTGCTCTGATAGAAAACTGGACTCCACCTGATGGTTGGTGCAATGGGAATGATCGAGATTGGCACGAAAAAATGAAGGGCTATATCTGCGATTTTTTACGTAAATGCAACGGATTCAGGGTGATGTGATATGACCAAAATTAATTACCAGGCACTGCGTGAGGCGGCAGAGAAAGCAACGTGTGGCGAGTGGTCGCTCGAATATGGAGAGAGCCGATTTGATGGTGATGATGCGCGAATTCATCGTGAAGTTGCTGGATATATTCCCATTTGCAGAATTGAAGGAGCGCATCCAGAAAGCGGTTTCGATGAAGATTTCCAAATGGAACAGCAGGCCAATGCTGAATTCATCGCCGCAGCCAATCCGGCTACTGTGCTGGCGCTGCTGGATGAACGGGAAAGAAACCAGCAATACATCAAACGCCGTGATCAGGAGAACGAGGATATTGCGCTAACAGTAGGGAAACTGCGTGTTGAGCTTGAAACAGCAAAATCAAAACTCAACGAGCAGCGTGAGTATTACGAAGGTGTTATCTCGGATGGGAGTAAGCGTATTGCTAAACTGGAAAGCAACGAAGTCCGTGAAGACGGAAACCAGTTTCTTGTTGTTCGCCATCCTGGGAAGACTCCTGTTATCAAGCACTGCACTGGTGACCTGGAAGAGTTTCTGCGGCAGTTAATCGAACAAGACCCGTTAGTAACTATCGACATCATTACGCATCGCTATTACGGGGTTGGAGGTCAATGGGTTCAGGATGCAGGTGAGTATCTGCATATGATGTCTGACGCTGGCATTCGCATCAAAGGAGAGTGAGATCGGTTTTGTAAAAGATAACGCTTGTGAAAATGCTGAATTTCGCGTCGTCTTCACAGCGATGCCAGAGTCTGTAGTGTCAGATGATGACCGTACTCAAACATCGGGTTGAGTATTATCTTACTGTTTCTTTACATAAACATTGCTGATACCGTTTAGCTGAAACGGCATACATTGCAAGGAGTTTATAAATGCGTATCAATGAGTTAGAGTCTGAGCAAAAAGATTGGGCGTTATCAATGTTGTGCAGATCCGGTGTCTTGTCTCCATGCAGACATCACGAAGGTGTTTATGTAGATGAAGGTATAGATATAGAGTCGGCATACAAATATTCCATGAAGGTTTATAAGTCTAATGAAGACAAATCCCCATTCTGCAATGTGCGAGAAATGACTGATACCGTGCAAAATTATTATCTCGAGTACGGTGGAAACGATACTTGCCCTCTCTGTACAAAACATATAGATGATTAAACCCAATATTACATAACAATCCTCGCACTCGCGGGGATTTCTTTTATCTGAACTCGCTACGGCGGGTTTTGTTTTATGGAGTGAATGATGTCTGATTTAGCAATGAAGGTATTGAAGTGGCAAACGAAAGGCCACGTTGGCATAAGTAGCGCAACTATGGCTTCTATTGCTCTTGGGCTGGAAAAGAGCTTCTACCACGGACGGTTTGACGCACCAAGCGATCCTGCCGATTTGCGAAGATGCATGATGCTCGTAGATGAAATACCTGAAATTAAAGATAGCTTTCCGCTCATAGCGAAAAAGGTAAAGCGGTTTTCTCCGATTTTACGTGAGTGGGATTCACTTATTGCTCTGCTTAAGCTTGAGCTTAAGAGGCCAGATAAGCGAGCACCAAAAACATATAAATGGATAAAAGAGCTTCTTTCTGACCAGGAGTAACCATGGAATCACACAGTCTCACACTCGATGAGGCCTGTGCATTTCTCAAGATATCCAGACCTACCGCCACCAACTGGATTCGCACAGGCCGACTACAGGCAACACGTAAAGACCCCACCAAACCGAAATCCCCTTACCTAACCACTAGACAAGCATGCATTGCGGCACTCAATTCACCGCTGCATACTGTCGACGTGAGCGCGGGTGATGCATTTAAAGAGGGAAATAAATGTCAATCTTCCGTAGAGGTGAAATATGGTACGCCTCGTACTCGCTCCCGGGCGGGAAGCGAATTAAGGAATCTCTTGGGACAGCGGACAAGCGGCAAGCTCAGGAGTTGCACGACAAAAGAAAGGCTGAACTATGGCGAGTAGACAGGCTCGGCGACTTTCCTGAAGTGACTTTTGAAGAAGCATGCCTCCGCTGGCTGGAAGAGAAAGCAGACAAGAAATCGCTCGATACCGATAAAGGCCGGATGGGATTCTGGCTTGAGCATTTCGAAGGAGTAAGGATAAAGGATATCACTGAGGCGAAGATTTACGCCGCGGTGAGCAGGATGCAAAACAGGAAGGTAAAGGAGATATGGCAGCAGAAAGTTGAATCTGCCAAGAGAAAGGGTAAAGAAGCGCCAGTATTTGAGTCCAAGCCGGTCACTACATCGACAAAGGCAAAGCACCTCGCACTGATGAAGGCCATTCTCCGGGCGGCAGAACGTGACTGGAAATGGCTGGAGAAAGCGCCTGTAATCAAGGTTCCTTCTGTCAGAAACAAGCGCGTCAGATGGCTTGAGCGTGATGAGGCAAAAAGACTTATTGAAGAATGTCCGGAACCGTTGAAATCTGTTGTTAAATTTGCGCTGGCAACGGGACTTAGGCGGTCTAACATCATCAATATGGAGTGGCAACAGATCGACATGCAGCGTCGTGTTGCCTGGGTGAACCCTGAAGACAGCAAGTCAAACCGCGCTATTGGCGTAGCGCTAAATGACACTGCCTGTAAGGTATTGCGTGACCAGATTGGTAAGCATCATAAATGGGTGTTCGTGCATACTAAAGAAGGCATCCGGCCTGATGGTTCAAAGACCCCAACCGTGAGAAAGATGCGCGTCGATGATCAGCGGGCATGGAATGCAGCTTGCCGCCGGGCCGGAATTGATGATTTTCGCTTCCACGACCTGAGGCACACATGGGCCAGCTGGCTGATTCAGTCCGGAGTTCCGCTTTCTGTTCTACAGGAAATGGGAGGATGGGAGAGCATCGAGATGGTGCGCCGATATGCTCACCTTGCGCCTAATCATTTAACGGAACACGCGAAGCAAATTGACTCGATTTTCAGTGATGATGTCCCAAATATGTCCCATATGGAAAATAAGGAGGGAATTAAAGAGGCGTAACCAGTTGATAT